ATCCTCGCAGAGCAAGTTTCTTGGCTCGCATGGGCAATATGGCTGGTGCGGAGTACAAGGATGGTGAACCAACTAGACTGCTTCTTTCGCTAAAGGCTTGGGGTGCTTCTTCCAAGGCAGATGCAAAGGCAAAAGCCAAGTCAATTTCCGCAAGGAATAAGGCAAAGGCAAGCAGATGACCTATCTAGAATTAGTTAACGATGTATTAGTTAGGCTAAGAGAGCCTGTTGTTGCTACTTACAACGAAACAACTTATTCAACACTTATTGGTAAGTTTGTCAATGATGCAAAGCGTCAAGTAGAAGATGCCTATGCTTGGAATGTCCTTGGCACGACAATTACCTTGTCTACCACTTCAGGCACTTATTCCTACGGATTAACTGGTGCTGGTCAGAAGTTTCAAGTTCAAGATGTGATTAACGTCACAAGCAATATTGGTATGAAGAATATCGACTTTGCTACTATGAACCGCTATCAGAACTTCTCCACCCCTGTAAACGGCATCCCTGCCTACTATTCCTTTGATGGCGTAGATGGTAGTTACGACACAAAAGTAACGCTATATCCTCGTCCTGATGGCGTGTATAGCATCCCATTTGCCTTGGTTATCCCACAAGCCACTTTGACATCAGATTCAACTGTGGTGAAAGTGCCTGATACTTTGGTTGCTCAAAATGCCTATGCTCGTGCTTTGGTAGAGCGTGGTGAAGATGGTGGTTTATCGTCTTCAGAGGCATACAACTTATATAGAGCAATGCTGTCAGACTACATAGCATTGGAAGGCACACGCTATCCTGAGAATCAGGAGTTTGTCTCTGTATGACCCAAGCGTTAAAAACCTTTAGTGTTCAAGCACCAGGCTTTTTTGGGCTAAACACGCAAGACTCACCTCTTACTTTAGAGGCGGGGTATGCGGCTATTGCCACAAACTGCGTGATTGACCAATATGGACGTATTGGGGCTAGAAAAGGTTGGTCAAGGGTTAACTCATCTAGCGGTAATTTAGGCTCAAACGATGTAAAAGTAATACATGAATTGGTGCAATTAGATGGCACTTTGACTGTATTGTTCGCTGGAAACAACAAGTTATTCAAGTTAGATGGCTCAAACGCTGTTGTGGAATTGACCTATGGGGGAGGGGGTACAGCCCCTACTATCACAGCAAGCAATTGGCAATGTGCTTCTTTGAATGGAATAACCTACTTCTTTCAATCTGGGTATGACCCATTGATCTATGACCCTGCGGTAAGCACTACTACATATAGGCGTGTATCTGAGAAAACAGGGTATTCAGGCACAGTTCCTTTGGCAAACATTGCCATATCTGCTTTTGGTCGCTTGTGGGTTGCTAGTACGACTTCTGACAATGTAACGATTACTTTCTCTGACTTATTGGCAGGGCATAACTGGACGGGTGGCACTTCAGGCACATTGAATGTTGCTCAAGTATGGCCTAACGGATCGGATCAAATTGTTGGCCTTGGCGCACACAATGGTTTCCTGTTCATATTTGGTAAGCGTCAGATATTGGTTTATTCAGGTGCTACAACGCCATCTTCCCTTACTTTGAGTGACAGTATTGGAAACATTGGTTGCTTATCAAGGGACACCATCGTTACGACTGCTTCAGACATTGTTTTCTTGTCAAACTCAGGTGTTCGTAGCCTGATGCGTACTATTCAAGAGAAGTCAGCACCTTTGCGTGATTTGTCTAAGAATGTGCGTAATGACTTGATGACCTATGTTGAGTCAGAGACATTGGCAAACATTAAAGCGGTTTACTCAGAGATCAATGCGTTTTATCTTTTAACGCTTCCTACTGCTAAACAAGTCTATGTATTTGATACAAAGGCTCAGTTACAGGATGGTTCTGCGAGGGTAACAACTTGGGACAGCATTGAGCCTTCAGCACTTTTATCTCGAAGAAATGGTGATTTACTGATTGGCAAAACTGGCTATATCGGTAAGTATGGGACATATCTTGACCACTCTTCATCTTACAGATTCCAGTATTACACCAACTATGCTGACTTAGGCGATCAAAACATCACATCTATTTTGAAGAAAATATCGGTGGTGGTGATTGGTGGAACAAACCAAGTATTTACAATTAAGTGGTCATATGACTTTTCAGGTCAGTATTACGCTACACAAGCAACTATTCCAATATCTTCAGTAGCGGAGTATGGAATTGCTGAGTATGGTGCTAATGGTGTTCCAGTAGCGTATTACTCAACTGGTATACAGATTGGCACTTTGGTTGGACAAGCATCTGGCTATGGCAAAGTTGTACAAACAGCGTATGAAATTGAGATCAATGGGTCTGCTATCAGTATTCAAAAGATTGAAATTCAGGCTAAAAACGGAAAACTTGGGTAAGGAATAAATATGTCTAATTACACGAAAACCACCAACTTTGCGGCTAAAGATGCGCTTGCGTCTGGTAATGCCAACAAGGTTGTCAAGGGAACTGAGATTGATACTGAGTTCACCAACATTCAAACGGCTATTGCGTCCAAGGCTGATGGAACATTCACAAACTTCTCTTTTGTAGAAGCCTCAAATGTCTTGTATATATACAACATAACAACGCCCGTTGCAAAGATTGATGCGTCTGGTAATTTGACTGTGATTGGCAACATCATTGCGAATGGATCAATGTAATGAAAGCATCAGAAATCATTAAGGCAGATGCGGTCAAGCGCAAAATTGACCCTAATAAAGCGTTACTTGCTGTAAATCAGTCTGTCAAGAACAAGTCTGGTATTTTGATGCAAGAGAACGACTCTGTGCTTTTGGTGCGTAAGATTAACCCAACATCAGCAGAAATTCATTTGTTTACTGAAGACAACCCTACGACATTGGCAAGGGCTGTTATTGGCTTTGTCAGGAGAGGCAAGGCTTTAGGCATTAAGACTGTCTACGGGAAAGCAGATAACAAAGGAATTGTTGAACTGATGAAGCGTCTTGGTTTGGATGTACAAGCATCTGACTTGCCACAGTACAACTGGAAGGCAAATATATGAGAAATAGTCTTGCTTTATTAGGCATACCAGACCTCCCAATTCGTGCGTTTCGCCATGTGGGAGACAGAAAGATTCAACCCCAAGGTGGTGGCGGTGGAATTATTGATGAGATTATTGAAGCACCAGGCAATATTGTTGAAAGTGCATCAGAGTCTTTGGCAGACGTTGATGACACAGTAAATCAAGAGATACCAGGCGGTTGGGCTACTGTTATAAATGTTGCAACAGCAGGGCAAGCCACTCCTTATACCTCTGCGGCTCAAGCGGCAGTTGCCTTAGACAAAGGTGCTAGTCTTGAAGATGTTGCCACAAACTATGCTATTAGCCAAGCCGCTGGTCAGGTTGGTAGTGCAGTAGGCGCAGAAACTGGTTCTAATTTGGCTGGCAATGTGGCTGGTGGGACTACTCGAGGTTTACTTAGCGGACAACCTTTAGAACAATCAGTAACGGGTAGTTTAACAAATGCGGCAATTAGCCAAGTAACACCATCTACTTTATTAAGTTCAAGCGGAACTTCAGGACAAGGAACAACGGGAGCAAATAACATGGCATTAGAAGACTTTACTTATGGATATGGTGGTGAAGGCTATCAATATGGGGGCGTTGGTAGTACGCCATCTACACAAGATTTCACTTATGGCTATGGTGATTTAGGATACGCTGGTACTGGTAGCACACCTTATACACAGGCTGAGATTGATGCTTTGATTCCACAAACCTATGGAGGAAATAACGCTTTATCCTCTCTAGATGCGGCTACACAAGCCGCAGTTAAACAAGCATTGGCGGCTGGTGGTAGTGCGGCTCAAGGGGCAATGAACTTCCTAAGTCAAAAAGGGATTGTCCAAGGCGGACTTCAAACTGCTGGTGGCTTAGTGCAAACCCAAGCGTCAAGGGATGCGGCACGAAAGGCAGAACAAGACTTGATGGCGGCAACTGGTTCAGCCGTTTCTGGTTCACAGTTCCGTCCAGTAGGCGTTACAACACGCTTTGGCACATCAAATTTCCAAGTTGATCCTACTACTGGTCAATTGGTAAGCGCAGGCTATACAGCCGCTCCTGAGATTACTTCTGCTCAAAACAAACTATTGGGATTGGGTGCTAGTTATTTGGCACAAACTCCTGAAGAAGTTGCTCAACAATACATGGCAAAGCAATATGATTTGCTCGATCCTAGTCGCCAAAGACAGTTAGCCGCTATCAGAAACCAACAATTCCAAACTGGTCGTGGTGGTTTGTCAGTAGGCTCAACTGGGTTGCGTCCAAGTGGCGCACAAGGTTTGATGGGTTCTAACCCTGAATTGGAAGCGTATTACAACGCTTTGGCACAACAAGATGCTCAATTGGCGGCAAATGCTCAACAGGCTGGTCAACAACAAGTTACTTATGGTGCAGGTTTGTTTGGTCAAGCAGGTAACTTAGAGGCTATGGCACAACAACCATTTACTTTGGGTACTGGTTTGGGTACATCTATCTCTGGTGCGGGTGCTAATGCAGGTCGATTAGGACTTACTGGAACAAGTTTAGCGGCAGGTTATGGAACATCTCCAGCGGCTACAACAAGCCCAGGCGCATATTTGTTAGGTGGATTGGGAAGTCCTACATCTACCTTGGGTCAAGGGTTGGCTAGTTGGTTGACTTCTACTGCACCAACAACGGGCGGTATAACAAGCCAAGGCATAAACACACCAACAATTGATGCTTACGGAAACTATGTGCCTTTAGGCTACGCAAACTTTTAAGGAGTAATCATGGCAACAGATATCGTAGGAGGGTTGTTTGGTATTACTCCTGAGATGTACCAACAACAACGAGCAGAACAAGGCTTAGAAGAAGGCGTGGCATTGGGGAAAATGGCTCCTGATGCCTTTGGTCGTTCTATGCTTTATGCTGGTGCGGCTCAACTAGGTCGTGGCATTGGTGGTGCTTTGGGTGCTGAAGACCCACAGTTAAAACTCATAAGCGCACGAAATGCAGTAATGCAAGAGGTAGACCCAAATGATCCTGAGTCAATAATGGCTGGCGCACAAAAATTGGCAAAAGTTGATCCTGAAGGGGCAACAAGGTTGGCTAACTATGCTAGAGAAGCAACTCTTAAAGCATCGCAAGTAACTAAGAACTTGCGTGAAAGTCGTGCCGCAGGTATTGGCCCAGAAGGAATGAGAGCGCAACGTGAGGCTCAATTACAGCAAGCATTACGTCAATTAAGGACGGCTCCTGATTCACCAGAAAAGCAAAATGCTATTCAACTTGCAACTGATGAGTTAACTGCTTTACAGCGTGGCGGTCAAGGTGGTTTGCCTCAAATTGCCAAGTTACAAGCATATAGAGATCAATTAGTTGCACAACTTGGTGAAAATGATCCAAAAGTAAAGGCGGTTGACCAAGCCATTAAAGCGGAAACGCTAGGAAAAGGTACAACTGTTAATGTTGATACTAGACAACCAATAGAAATATCTAAGAATAAAACCGATCTAGCGGCAGAAATAGAAAAGGGTGCATTTACTGCGTCTGATCGCATTACATTGGCACAAAACTTACGGGCATTGTTGCCAAAAGCATTTGTCGGAGTTGGCTCTGATGTTGCTTTACAAGGCGCAAGGGTTGCTGAAGCATTTGGTATTGATGTAAAAGGTGTTGCTCCATCTCAAATAGTTGACACAATATTAAATGAAATGACAGTTGGTAAGGCTGGCGAGTTAAAAGGTGCTTTGTCTGATAAAGACAGGGAGTTCTTAAAGGCAACCATTGGTACTCGTGGTTTATCAATAAAAACCCTGAATTATGTTGCTGATGAAATTGAACGTAGAGCAAGCATAGATAGGAAGTTGAATACTAGAATCAATGAGGCTATTAAGGGTAAAAAGAATCTAAATGAAATAGACTTTGCCGAAGAACGTTCATTGGCAAACAAAGATGTTCAAAAGGATTTGACTAGATTGCGTGAACTGCGTCAAAAAGCAGGTCAACAACAATAATTATTTAGGAAAATATTATGGCACTTACAGCAGAAGAACAAGCGGAACTTGACAGTTTAGAGGCTAGTTATGGCTCGGCTTCTTCAGTTCTAAGCCCACAATATCAGCCAAGAACTTTTGCACAAGAGTTTGGTACTGCTGTTAAAGAAAGTTTGCCAGACATAGGTGGTTTGGTCGGTGGTGCTATTGGTGTTGCAACTACTAAAACTCCTTTGGGTGCAACTGCTGGTAGAACGGCAGGAACATTAGCGATTAGAAGTATGTTGGGTAGTGGTGCTGGCGCTTTAACTGGTACTGTTGCCAAACAAAAGATTGATGAGATCATGGGAAAGCCAATGGGCTTAGAGCCTCAGTTTGCCGAACAGTTAACCAATGCCGTTACAAACATGGCATTTGATGCCGCAGGAAACGTAGTCTTTGACTTGGGTGGTAAGGCATTTAAGATTGCCAAGAACAACATTCCTGATCTTGGGATATTTGGCTCTACTATGCCAAAAGATGCTCAAATGAAGTTACAGGTTCAGAGATTATTAGAGCGAGAAGGTGGCTCTTTAACCAAATATCAAGTAGAGCCAACAGCAACACGAGGAATAACTGAGTCAGTTGGTCGTGCTGGTATTTCTGGTCGAGGCATATTTGATGAACTAGATAAAGCAAATTTACAGGCATTAACAGCAAAAAGAAACGAAGTCTTAGATGATGTTTCTAGTAGAACTTTGACTGATTTAGAGTCTGGTGCTTTATACAAAGATGTAATTGGTAATGCACAAGATAATTTAAGTCTTGCCGCAAGAGAGGCATATGCTCAAATAAATGAGCGTGGCAAGAATGTTTTGGTTAACTCCTCTGTATTGTCAAGCAAAGCCCAACAACAATTAGATAATGCCGCAAAAATATCTAAGACAGGCGATCCATCAACAAGTCTTGGTAATGAAGTAACCTCACAGTTAAAGGCTATTTCTGACCTTAAAGATGAAATTACTTTTGCTGATGCACATGAATTTAGGTCAAATCTAAACAAGCAACTAAGAGAGGCTAAGTCAGAATTTGGCGCAAACTCTCCTAAAGTTGCTACTTTGACGCAAGCGGTTACTTCTATTGAAACAGCAATGGATGATGCCGCCGCTAAGTTAAGCCCCGCCTTGAAAAAAGCATACGATGAAAACTCTGCTTTTTATAGGTCTAGCATTACTGAGTTATTCCCAGCAACCTTGGCTAAGTTGAACAACAAGACAGCAGAACGTGTTGGAGAAACAATATTTCAGTCTGGTAATGTTTCTGAAATCAAAGATTTTTACACATCTCTTGATAGAGCAAAGAAACTTAATCCTAATTTAGACGTTAATCTTGTAAAAACATCTGTCCAAAAAGGATATTTAAGTAGTATTCTTGGAGAAGAAGGAACAGATGTATCTGTTACAAGTCTAATAAATTTACAAAAGAAACTCCAAACAGATAAGAAGTTCAACAGGACATTTAATGAAGCAGTTTCACCTGAAGTTAGATCAAATGTTGAAGTCCTTGCAAATGCCGCAAAACTAAGCCAGACAAAGCCACAGAATACCTTTAGTTTGGCAATCAATTCAGCGCAAGCAAATCAGATTAGTGGTGCGGTTCAGGCAATATTGGCGGCATTATCTAGTTGTTGTTGTGCTTTGTTTGACAACGCAGAAGAATTAACTAAAACATTTTTACCACGTTCATTTATTTGAGCGTACGCTTCTCTTGCGGCAAGACTTAAATTATCTTGTGCATTTCCAATTACATCTTTATATAAAGCACCAGCCTCTAAATCAGTCAATGTTCTGCTAGAAATG